CTGTTCTGCGGCTTATCGCCGGTTAGGTAGCAGGTCTCGGCCAGCGCATGAATCGCCGTTCCGGCCATTGCTGCATCGCCTGATGGTTGCTCGGGGATGTCTTTGGAAAGCCTGACGCTGGCCGGACAAGCGAGCCAGCGCGAGGCGGCGGAGGGGCGAAGTTTTAACTGTTGCATTTTTAGTCTCCACAGAAGCAATCTATGCCGCCGTCCACATTGAACATATCGGCCTGGTCGTTAATGAATTGCTGCATCTCGGCGTAGCTGGGGCGATCAGAGCGGAACGTAGCTCCGATCTGTCGCTCCTGTTTTGCCCACCAGGTAGCGCGCTCTGGCTTGTCCTTAATGAGTCCCATGATCTGCTGCGGACCTTTAAGGAAACACAGGTCACAGTTGCCGAGCGCAGTCACGCCATCGCGAAACTGCAGACCCAGATCAAAGGGTTGCGTCTTCCAAAATGCCTGCACATCGTGCTGCGTTACGCCAGCATCGACGAGCGGAACGATCAATCCACGAGCGCGCAGCTTTGGAACCCGTCGCGGTTCGTCAGCGCGTACTCCGACCATCGTGTCAGGTTCATCGACTCCGACGGACTTCAGGTAGTTATTAATGGCGTTTACCTTTAGGTCTTGCGTGCAAAAGCGAGCCACTGGATTAGGCAAGTAGCTGCGTTTTACGATCAAGTCCTCAAACGGTTGTCCGTCGCGACTGGCGGTTGCAAAGTCAACGACAGCAAACGATGGTTTTTCTTGCCTGTATTCGATCCATTTGATAGACACGCCCCAGTGTTCCGCACAGTCCTGAACGAACCGCAGCGTCGCCTCTTCCTCTTTACCAGTATTCGCAAAGCAGACAACCGCCTCCTCTGGCAGACCGCCATTAGATTGCAGAACCCGCCACAGCATATAGGCGCTCGTACGCCCACCGCTAAAGGATATACAGGTCGGGCTGTCTATCTTGAATGGATCGCTCATCGCGTCAGCGCCCCCACAATGGCCGAAAAAGGATTGCTGTAATCGCGCCAGGTGCGCCCGCTTTTGATGCAGCTCACGGTGGCCTGCGTGATGCCGTACTCGGCGGCGATCTTGCGCTGCGATCCGTCCGCGGCGCGGATCTGCTCGACGATGCTCAGGTTTAGCTTGGAGTTCTCGCGCGCCTTGTCCGCGATCTTCTTCTGGCGCAGCGGGTTAGTCTTGTAGTTCCTCTCGCCGGCGATGCGCTTTTGCAGCTTGCCGCGGGTGATCACCGCCAAGTGCTCGGGGTTAACGCAGGCAGGGTTACCGCACTTGTGCGTGACGACCTTACCCTTGACCTCTTTTCCCATGTCGATCGCGAGGAAGCGCCGCACGCCAGCCACGCGGCCGTTATGGCGCATCGTAGGCGTGTTGCCGTGCGGCTGGACGGCGCCGGCCCATTCCCAGCATCCCTCGGTCTCGATGCAGCGGTTCTTTACGAATTCCTGTAGCGGCGTCACTTCTTGTTCTCCTGATCGCGCTGTTCGTTAAATTCGTTATTGATGATTGCGTAGGCCAACTTCCGAACTTCTGGCGTGACGGCGTGACCCAGATCCTCGGGGTGCAGCAGACGGCGCAGGAAATCGGTTTTCTCTTTCGAGCGATGGCGCTCGTTTTCCAGCTGCGTACCCAAGAAAACGATGTGCTCGCGCATGGTTTTGCGTTCTGTGTCTTGCATCACGCCACCTTATCCAGCCCAAGGTTCTTCCACATCTGCAGGCCGCGCTCGTAAAACGCTTCGTCAGGCTCGTGCGCATTACGGCGCTCAATCTCGTCCTGGATCTCGTCGGACAGATCCATGACGCTGACCATCAGCATCGGGCGCATCTTGTCGGGCGTGTTCTTGAAAATCAGCGTGTCCTTTAGCAGGTTCAGGACTTCTTCGTGGGTTAGTCGTTCCATGTTGTTCTTTCAGTTTTTGACATTAGGTTTAGGGCAGTTCTCCGGCGGCACCACAACGGCCCAGACCGCCTCGTAGGTGCGCGTGTGCTTGATCCAGCGGTCAATGTAGGCGTCTGGCATCTTGTTCAATATCCGCGATAGGTGCGGCCTGTCCAGCTCGGTGCGGTGCGACAGCTGGCTGACCGTCATGCCGTCTTCCGCCAGGCGCAGGATGCTTCGCACTTGCGCGATGCGGTGGCCTCGCTTCATGCTTTGCTGTAGATGGTGAAGCGGCGCACATCCAGGATGCGCTGCGCATTGCTGGCTTTGCTCAGGCCCGGAATGTGGGCGATGTCGCGGCCAGCCTGGCGCTCGCGCTCCACGACCGCGGATTGCTTTTGCGAGAGCAGCGAGTATTGATTGAGGTTTTGCTCGACGAAGATGCTCGCTCGCTTGTTCTTGTACCAAAGGAAAGGCGATTCGGGGTGGCAGTTGCAGGTCATTTCAGGCAGTTCAGGATGAGGTAAGGGGCGGCGACAGCAGCGAGAACAACGCCCCAAAATTTCATGTTCTCGCGCAGCTCAGAATCCAGCGCCAGCGGAATAAGCGCCAGCATAGAGACGAAGAGGATCAGGAGGGCGAAGACGAGGATCATTGCTGCCCCCTTGCGCGGATGGCGGTGGCGTAAATGTCTGAGTAGTACTCATCCACGTTTTCATCGTAATCACCGATGTTTTCGCACACCTGCGCGCACGCCTCGCGCTCGGCTGCAACCGCCGCCTTGGCCTTTTCCCTCCAGAAGTCTGCGTTACCTGCATAACGCCTCGCTTCCTCTTGCCAATACGATTCCTGCCGCTCGGCCTGCTCAATGGCGAGGCGAAGGGCGTCCACCAGTATCTTCACGGTCTCTGGAGTGACCGGAACTATTGCGCCGGGCCGCGTGTACTCCAGCGCCTGCTTCATTGCGTCGATGCTCATCTCGCCCCCGCAATCTGGTCCATCTCCAGCTGCTTGATCCGCTCCCTGAGCGCATCTATCTCGCGGCCCCAGTGCGAGCGCGCCGTTCTCTCGCCGGCCACCCAGCCGGCCATTGCGCCTTGCGTCGCGGCCTTGCGAACCATGCGCACGACGTCCTCTGTGGACATCATCCCAATGGAGTTCTGCGGCGGCGCCATCCCCGCGACGATCTTGTCGATCTCGGCGTTTAGCTTGTCGTGCATTAGATCCACCCTCCGACGATTGCGATCAGAAGGCCAAAGAGAATCACGCCGCACACGCCGGTAATGACCTTGTCGACCAGACCGAACTCGGCCGGCTTTTCGTAGATGCCGCCGCGGGCGTAGGGGCCGAAGGCTTCTTCAAGGGTGCGGGGGTGGCGTTTGGTGGTTTGCATTGCGTTCTCCGTTTGCGTTGTTGACGGCCTGATTATCGGGTAATTGCAGAACTTGTCAACTCCCCTACAGTTCAGTCAACTATTACCCGTCTAGAATCAGCTCCGGGCGTGGTTATCAGTTACCCGCGCCCCGCTGCGGTGTCTCCCCGCAGTTGCCATCCTTCGGGGCGGGGGTCACACCTCGCCCCTCTTTTTGACCGCCTAGTCATCAACAGCTTAGAATTTTATGCATGACTACAGCGGCGCAACAAGCAATTTCCGACATCAAGGGCAAGGCCGAATCGGCAGGGTTTCGCATGAGCGACGTCTGCCGGGTGGCGGAGATCGACCAGGCGCAGGTTAGCCGCTGGTCTAACGGCGTCACGGAGCCCCTCTACGGGTCCGTAAAGCGCTTAGAGCAGTCAGTCGATGCCCTCATAGCCGCGCGCCTTAAAACGCTCTCAGAGGCCGTCGATTCGGTGGCCTCCAAGGCGTGAGAGTTCTAGGCATTGACGTCGGCCTAAACGGCGCCATCGCGCTGATCGTGGACGGGCAGCTGCTTGAGGTCCACGATATGCCCACCGTGACGCTCGAGCGCAATAACAAAACTAAGCGCATGGTCAATGCGCAGGCTCTGTCCCTCATTATTCGCGGTGCTAAAGCAGACGCAGCCTACCTCGAGCGCCTAAACGCCATGCCAGGCCAGGGCGTCACGTCGATGTTTAGCATGGGCCAGAGTCTGGGTGTAGTCCTTGGGATACTGGCCGCCTGCGAAGTCCCCACCACGACGATCCCACCGCGCACCTGGCAAAAGGCGCTGGACGTGCCCCAGGGAAAGGATGGCTCTCGCTATCGCGCCGCCCAGCTGTTCCCCGAGCACGCCGATATGTTCTCTCGCGTCAAGGATGACGGCCGTAGCGACGCCGTCCTGATCGCGGCTTATGGGGTAAGGCAATGACAAACGCGAACCACTGGGAAAGCCTGGACCCGTTCCCGCACCTGGTGCTGGACAACTTCTTCGACGACGCTCTGGCGCACAAACTCGCCGGCGAATTCCCGCCTTACGACAGTAGCGCCTGGCATAGCTACGACAACGCCATCGAGGTGAAAAAGACGCTAAATAATTGGCACTTTTTTGCACCGAATTTGTATCAATTCTTCTCCGACATCAACTCGCCAGAGTGTTATCGGATCTTCGAGCGCCTCACCCACTGCAAACTCTACCCGGATCACGGACTTCACGGCGGCGGACTGCACATCCACGGCGCCGGCGGAAAGCTAAACACGCATCTGGACTACAGCATCCACCCCAAGCTCGGCCTCGAGCGCCGGCTGAACTTGATCGTGTACCTCAATCCTGATTGGGATCAGACGTGGGGTGGCGCACTGGGCCTATGGTCCGACGATGGCGGCAAGCCTGGCAAGCTCGTTAAATCCATCGCGCCCCTCTTTAACCGCGCCGTGATCTTCGATACCACGAATGCATGGCATGGATTGCCTGAGCCGATCACCTGCCCGCCGGGGCAGTACCGCAAGTCTCTGGCGGTGTACTACCTATGCGAGCCCCGCGTGGGCGCGGTGGAGAGAAATCGCGCTCTGTTTGCGCCGACCGCGGAGCAGGCTGGTGA